GGCGCTTACAGTAGTTGAGAAACCTGAGCCTGTACCGCCTATGTTTGCTGCGTTTACGGTTATAGTTGAACCGACTGTGTAGCTGTTGCCTGCATAGGTTACAGTTACAGAAGTCACCGTACCGCCCGATACTACAAACGTAGCTAAAGCTCCAGTGCCTCCACCGCCCACTAGGGGTACGTTCAGATACGTTCCATTCGTGTAAACTGACCCGCCTGTTATAGAGCCTAGAGTTTTCAACCCTGACGTAGCTATCGCGTTCAAAACTGTGTTTGAGGCTATGTTACTACCGCTGACCACGAGTCCTGTGTACAATAAAGAGTTGTAGGTGTCAGCGTTGATGTACAAAGACCCGCCTGCGGTGGTCAAGATTTGAGTAGTGATCTCAGCCGATACTGACACCTCAGTACCTGCGCTGATTGGATAGTGAAACACCTGAGAGTAAAAACCCGCAGAACGGCGAGCTCCTAGCGCTGTTCCCGCATCATACCAACAGTTTTCACGCACGTTGTAAATGATAGCGTCATTGCACTCGGTAGATTGTCCCCTTGGATAGAACCACCAAATTTCTCCCCAGCGCGGAACTTTACACGCCCAGACTTTTTGTCTTTCATTGTAGTTGATGTTATCAAAAAAGTAGTTCATGTTGAAGTTGTTCGGTATGTCTTTTACAACACCGTTGTACATCAAGAAGCAGTCCACCCCACACCAATAATATACGCCGCCGTACTCTACGGCAGATTGGCTAGACAAAATAGAGGATTGAGCGGTGACGATGTCGTAGCGCCAGTATTGAGCTGGAGTACCGACGCCGCCCACGTATGATACGCGAATCAAACTGTCAAGGCTCCAAAACAATCCTGATGGTGCGTTTGAACCGCCGCGAACGGGTAACCCTTGCACGATCTTTGTAGTGGCTACGTTGGTTTCATTAGCATCAGCTGATACCCAGTCATCAAGATCATTTGCCGAATTATTTCTAATCAATCCGTTGTTACCGTACACAAAAAGGTAAGGATGCAAAGAGACGCAACCGCCCGAAACGGCTACGTTATTATTGAACGTTACAGTTACGGTGCCGTTAGCCGTAGGCGTATTAGAGATCACTACGTTGGTAGTTGAAACTGACACCACGGTTGTATTTGCTGGAATACCTGTACCCGTGATAGTTTGCCCCGCGCCGATTAGAAAATTCGAGGCAGCTAGAGTGATTGTAGTGCTAGAGGTTGAAGTCGTTGCGGTGTCAGTAAAAACACCTACCTGAGATACAGAAGAACCTGTGATGGCGCCTGATAGTACTGGAGTGTCTACCGTGCTGTCGATGTTGGTTAAGTTTTGTCCAGGATGCGCGATGATTGTACCTACCGAGCCCGTAGGTCTAAAATAACCGTCAAACTGCCAAAGATTATTATCATTGGCTGTGAAGTTATTCATCGTAAAATCGGTTACCCCCGCGCCGATCCCGTCATTGTCCATGACCAGTTCTTGCAGCCCATCACTGTAGCCGTTAAAGATGCGGTTGATACCGTCGTTTGGGTTCATCCAGATCCCTCTGGAAGGTCCTTTTAACTGATCAGAAATTAACCTGTATCCTAAAATCTTTCTAGGACGACCGCGCTGAAACCTGACCCAACGTCCATCCGTATAGTAATCCATGTCGAACACGGTACCGTCTCGTTGGATACCTGGCTTCGTATCCATAGCAAACACTTTTGTTGTCAAAATGTACCTCCAGAGATACCGCCTGTGAATGTTCCTGTACCTGTTATAGTCAAACCTGTTGCAGCCAACGTGAATAGGTTTGATCCTAAAATAGAGATATTAAATTGCCCTGCCCCTGCTCTATATACACCCGTATTTGTTTCTGAGGCAAAATATAAAGTAGGTGTAGCCGCGCTACCGTCTCCAAGCGCAACGATTGATGATGTTGCAGTTGTATTTGCATTGACTATATTTAAAGAGTCACAAATCACGATCGCTTGCTGATTGGAAGGAACAATGGAAGACGAGCCGCCAGCTAGTCCTGTAGAGATCGTGATTGTGTAGCCGCTACTTGTTGTAGTTGCGTTTTCTACGTAGTAAACTTGCACCGTAGGGGGTACATAGATTGTTACGTTGCCTGACAAGATTCCCGTATACTTTTGAATGACGTTAGAGGCTTCTGCGCTGGTTAACGTGTAAGTGCCTGAGCTGACGGCTTTGGTCAAAATAGTAAAGTTAAACTGCGTATTTCTACCTAGACCTACGGTATAATACGAAGTGCCCGAGCAACCAATGATACAAGAATCGCTAGGTGCCAGCGTAATACTAGCTGATCCATTAATCACCTCAGCACCCGAGCATGCCACAGTTAAAGAGCCTGTACCTGCGTTGCGCAAAGAGAAAAAGAAGTTGTTTGCTAGCGTAGATGACAAGGGCAGCGTTACAGTACCTGCCCCGCCTGTCCAAACATAAAAACTACCCCTGTACGTAGAATTTATTGAGATATTGGAGTTGAATGTGGTAATGGGTTGAGACTGTTGCAGCGTAGCCCCCACAGCCATCAGCCCATAGCCTGCTAGCGTAGCCGCGTCAGCTCCAGAAGACCCGATGCCGTACGCTATGATACCCCACGTTCCTGCAGTGTTTGGGTTATCTGTAATGTAGATATACTGAGCCTGACCTGCAGAAATAGAGACTATGGTGTTGCCTGTATAGTCTTTTACAACAAACGCCACCGCGCCCACGTTTCTAATCAGTGCATCCTGCCCCACGGAGGCTTGGTTTGCTGGAGGCATTAGCAACGATAGGCTGGTTGTAGACGGGGTAACGTCCATAATCCTAGCCGCATAGTTAGCCGTTGCGTTGCCGTTGATTGGCCAAGATAACGTAGTGTTCGTGGTTAAGCTTACCGCTCTGTACGATACATCTGTCGGCAATATGACATCGCCTGTGAAGGGGCTGACAAAACTCATGAGTCCACCGCGATTGATTGTCGATCACCGATTCGGGCTTGGTCCTCGGCTTTCAACGTGTTCATGATCAAACTGTACTGCTGTTGCCACATCTGTATGCGGCTATCATTTTTCAGAAACGGCATCGCTTGCAGCAACGATCCGTATAACAGCGCCTGAGGCGCGTAAGTAGTAAACCAGTTGGTTTGGTTTGACGTGTCTAGCGGTTGCGGACGTTCATAGTACAGAACTTCAAAATTGTAAGCCGAGGCGGGTGTAGGGGCGATCAACCAGTGCGTGTAGTCGTAATCACAATAAAACTTCGGCACGTCAGTCGCGGTTGGATCAGGCCAGTACTCACGCAAATATTCATACTTGCGAAGTAGAATAGGCTGGCGCTCTCCCGCCACTGTTAGGTTCATTGATACTGTTTTACGCCACCGTGCGGGTTTTTCTATGGTCGCCGAGTTTGCAACCATCGTACTTGTACTGACCGTGAGGTTACCTAAAAACTTGATTTCTGAGGCAATTATCTGCTCAGCAAGCATGATAAACTGCGGAATCTTATCAATCGTCGCTGTATCATCACGCTCTAAATACGTCGTGATATCGTCTACAAGCGAATCATACGTCATTACTGCTGCTGTAGCCATCGCTTGTAGCTCCTTTATTTAAAGTCTTATCTCATTATAACTTCAAGCGTAAGCCCGAGTGCCTGCTTTGTCAATAATGAGTGCCATGTTGCGCGGTTCAGCGTCTTCGGTGTTTGGAATAGACACGTGAGTCCAGCGATCAAACTCGCGAATACACTGATCATAAGGTAAGTCTGAGCTGATGATAGCTGAAACTACCTGGTCAGGGGTCATACCTTTGACGCGGATATCAGCGGCGCACCCGCGACGGTGTTGGCTGGTGTCTTTAGATCCAACAGCGGTATTGACTTCGTGGCTACGGAAAGCTGAGTTGATGTGGATTTCACGCCCACCCAACACTTCACGTACCTGCTCTAAAAAATCAGCCAACCGCACCAAGTTGGCCATCTCGGCTTCATTGGGTGTATTATCAAACTCACGATGATCAGTATGAGTCAGTTCTTCAAGAGTGAAATGTTCAGACAAGTTCATGGTTTACCTTTCAAGGTTTGGTAGGCTTCGTTGTAGAGGGCAATGCAGGTGTTGAGTTTCCTAATTGCGGCGTCTCCTTCGTCTGTGAGGGCGACAAGAGATTTAGCAGCCGTTGAGTCAAGTTCGGCTGATGTTGTTCCAACGTCACTTCCAACGGCAGAGGGGGTATCTGCGGGGGTTGGTAAGGGACAGACGGTTTTGACAGGAATCCGCAGCTTGAGAGCGCCAGAATCGATATCAGCGTCGCGCTTTTGTTGAAGTAGTTTCGCATTTTGATCAGCTTTCATCAGTTGGATTGCTTGGGTGTTTACAGCGGTAACCAGAACTTTTTCTCTTTGTCTAGCCTCATCATTTAGTTTAGCCACCTGCACTTGCTGCTTGACTTCCTCGTCATACCCGCCCTTATAGTATCCACTACCAAAGCTTCCAACGATAGCAAGCACGATACTTAGTAGGACGTAAGGATTAAACAAGCTTATCATCATCAACTTTCAGCATGGCGGTAGTTTTATCTTTACTTGATTTGCTAGAGCCGTAGAAAAACGAAATGATTGTTGCTACTGCGGTGCCGAGCAAGAATCCAAGAATGATGTTGGCGAAGTCTCGACCCCCGTCAGGTAACGTGATGAAGGTTACGCAAAAGAAGTAAAGTACTGACGTAGCCGCCCAAAACCAAGCGTAGTAATAAATAAAATGCTTGACGGTTTTGTCATTTTGATCTGTCTGTATCTGATCTGTCTGTGTCACGTTTCATCCTTTCAACTTCACGTCTTAGTTTCTCAACTTTTTCAAGCTGAGCTTTGGTTTCATGTTTAGCGTCCAAAATATCCATATACAACATAGCCCCCATCGGTAACAGTAAAGCTATAAGTACGCAGCAAGCCACCCATCCCATGATCTCTTCACCTATTTCTTGATGTACAGAAACCACATCCAGATGTACAGGATCAAAACTGCGGTTACTGCTAGGTACGCTTCTTTTAGCAACAGTTTTCGCCTTGCTTCCTCCCGTCGCCATCGTTTGTACCTTTCTTTACTTTCCTGTTTTCCTCTAGCTTCCTCTTGTTCCTCCTGAATCACTTGTCTCATTTTAAATACTTTGCTGTACAAAGCCCCCATTTCTGGCGGCGAGTGGTACACCATCGTTTCTCTAATCGTCACTTCTAAAGCTGCCATTTGATCCTGAGCCATCACGCGCTTCAGCGCGGCTTCCATGTAGTTTTGGTTAGGATCGTAAACCGTCTTAGACTTTTCTTCCTCTTCCCTTATGTGAGTCGCCAACTGCTCCTGAAGCCTAAAGAACTCGGTGAGGTGTTTGACCACATCGACCATGACTTTGGTTTCATCAACGGCAACATACTTTTCCGTCTTTTTCGCCACAGGCTTGATAGGGGCTGGCTTTGGCGAACCGCCAAACATTTTTGCCAGTTTGCCCCAGAAGCCATATATTTCCTTTCCAATTCCAACAGCTTCGTCAACTGTTTTCTTGACTTCCATGAAAGATGTCTTAGCCTGCTTGTATAACTCACAACCTTCCTTGATGGCGGCGACGCAAGCATTAGCAGCAAAGAGGATTGAAATTGGATCAATTTTACCGCCCCTTACCTAAAGAACTGTAAGAACTGAGCGTTGTACGCGAACGGATTAGTAACGTTCCATCCAGTACTGCTAATTACAGTGTTTCCGCTCGTTACGTACGCATTCCAAGTAGCCCCACCCGTCGCGTTCACGTTAGTGATATTGGAGTATACTGCATTGATTGTACCCGAAGCTTGACTTAGAGTAGCGTTTGGAGTGGATATTGAGCTGATGTTTATTTTAGCCCCTGAGGTGCCGTAATTGAACATCGTTAGATTTGTAAAGGTGTGAGTTGTAGACGCGGCTAAATTGATATAAGATCCTGGTGAGTCGTACCAATCATAGTATGTACCGCTATCGTTAACATTTATCTGCGTGCCAAATTGGATTGTACAAGCTGTAAAACTATTTCCACCAAAGTATACGTCTCTAGGGTATGTTACGCTACTATTTGAGCTTAAAAAAGATATATACCCGCGCCCCCCCGCACCAGCGGTTGTAGTTAGGTTTGAATTAAGGCTAGAGTCCCAAGGGGTTTGACCCGCCATCGAAATTGTGCCGCCGTTAAAAGTTATGTTCCCGCTTCCAGAACCAGCCCAGCCCCCATAACTTGCAGTTGCCGTATATCCATTTAAATTTAAAGTACCGCCGTATAAGTAGAGGCTACCAAGACCGCCAGCTACGGTCGGGTTTAGGTTCCAAGCGATATTTGCGGTTAATTTAAAAAGTCCTTGTGCCGACGTAGATCCGTCTACACCAAAATTTATCGTCCCTTGGACAATATTACTTGAAGTATACGTAACACCAGAAAGATCTATAGTTCTCTCAGTTGCGCTGGTGGAGATAAAATAAAAGCTGTAAATAGAGCTAGCAGGAATAGAAAGGGTAAAAGACGCTGGCCAGGCAAAATTTCTAGCGATTCGAAGGAGTGAACCGCTCGTCAATGATAATGTACCGCTCCAAGTTCCCCAGTTTATTTGTCCAAAAGTAGCGCTTTGAACACCAGTTGTGTACCAAGCTATCGTATCCGACCCGCCTTCTATCTCTAGATCCACCGCATTCGCTTCTGTTTGAAAGTTTGTACGGATAAGCCTAGTGCCAGTTGTAAACGATGTTCCATAGAGGACGTATTTTTTAGTGGTGCCCTTGGTGGTGACTTGAGCGGTAGTATTTAACAGCGTCATATTAGAGGCTAGAAACCTGAGCCCTCCCGTGCTAGACCCAAAGTCTATCGTTCCACCGTTCGCGGTCAGCGTATACCCGCCAGAACCTCCAGACGTGGCGTACATACCGAAAATATATGTAGACTGCCATCTTAAAGTTGATCCAGAACTCAAGACTAAAGC